AACTCTTTCAACCTCTCTAGTATCTGTATCAAAGATATGAAATCCTTTTGGACATCTATAGTCTGACCAAGTCATTTCGTATTGTGTACCTAGGTAGAAAATACGGCCATCATCTGACTTCTTATGAAAGTGACCAGATAATACTTTTTCAAACTTAGTAAATAAAGACTTTTCTAAACCGTGTTCATTAATATGGCCAGCATGCATTTCAAAACCTTTTACTTCTAAATGACCCATTACAATACTAGATGTTGAATGGTCAATAGCGTGAATACTATCATCATAATTATCATCACAAATCCAAGGTAAGAATAATATATTACAACCATCAAATTCCATTTCTGTGGCTGTAGTATATACTTTACAGTTTTTATTTAACTGTAAATTTTGCATAGCATTTACTTCATTTGTATTCTTATAATAAGTATCGTGGTTACCAATAATGATATGTGTATCAATATCTAATTCTTCTAGTTTATTCCAAAATACTTTTTTAAAGTTGTGTGCTGTATTATGATTGATAAACTTTCTTCTATCAACCACATCACCCAAATGTATAAATGTTTTAATGCCTTTATCTATTAAATATGGAAAAAACAAGTCATTATAAAACTTGTTTTGATATTCAATAAATGCAGGACTATCGTTACGACATCCAAAATGGGTGTCGTTTAACAAAGCAATCTTCACTTATTTTTTTCCTTTAGCCTTTTTCTTTTTTACCGGTTCATCAACAACTGTATTCTTTTGTAAGAATTCTGTAAACTGATTTTTAAAATCTCTATCTTCACCTGGTTGTAATGTCATATCATCATAATTAGCTTCTGCAATCATTCTTTGTTTAATCGTTATTTGTTTCTTTTCTTTTTGAATTCTACGAATAAACGCATAATAGATTATTTGCGTGAAATAAGCAAAAGGATTGTTTGATGTTTCTGGATTAAAATTATCCAAGTATTGAAGACAGTTTTCTATACCATCAGAAATCATATCATCTCTAAAAGTATAGTTAATAAAATTCGGCCTATAAGACAAGTGATTGGCAATCTTTAGAAAACACTCACCGATATAATCAGTGACAGGTGGTTTCTGTACGCCTTTCTTCTTCGCCTCTTGTACCAACTTTCTATATTCGGTCATCGCCGCTAGAAAGTCTTTGTTGTTAACATAATGTTCTTTTTTTGCACTCATAATATCCTCACTATACAGTATTATTTAATTTATGTCAATGCTGGATTGTATTTCATTCCAGGCTTGACATGCTTGCCAATTTGCGTATAATAGCGGTGTCCGCCTTTGTTGAGACCTATACCTAGTGTAAAGTAGGTTCGTCTTCCTCTTCGTCTTTTCCATAATCATCAAATATCTCGTTTAATCTTTCATTATCTTCGTCACTGAATTTTATTTTTTCAACATTGGTGGCAGGTCTGTGGCTCTCTAAGTTGTAGTTGGCCGATATATTCACCCAACTTCTACTCATTTCAGGACTTGCATTGGTCACCGTCATAATCTTATCTTTAGGAATAGTTACAATATGGTCAGGCGTATAGGCCGCCCATTTTGTTAAAGCAATATAGTCTTTAAATCCTTGAGGCGTAAACTGAGGTATATATTTAATATGCAATGGTTTAATCATTCTAAGTAAAGGACCATTTTCAGGAAGTTGTTTATCTCCTGTAGGCAATTCACATACAATATCGTCACCGTTTATTAGTTTAATTATTTTTATGTTACTATTAATCTGGTGCATTTGCATTTAACTCCACATTATGGATTTCATAATCAAAATCTTCTTCATTGTAAATATTTATCCTTTCCTTAAAATGTGCTAAAGTATAATTCTCTTTGCCATTATAAGTTAAATCATCTGATAAGTCATACAAAGTTGCGTGACTATTATTATCTTTTAAACGCAACCCACGGCCAATAGATTGCAAGTTTCTAATCCTAGATTTTGAAGGACTTGCAAAAACAATGTTATGTAAGTTACGAATATTAATGCCAGTAGAAAATGTACCGTAACTCGCAACAATAATAGCATTGTCTGATTTTTCTGTAATCTCTCTAATCTTTTCCCTTTCATCTGTTTCTACTCCACCATAGACATAAAAGACTTGTTTATCGGTTGCCTTTTGTTTTATATTTTCATATAAATCTTTACCGTGTTTTTCTACATATTGAAATAATACTAATGAATTACCTTGTAGACCAGCGGCCAAGTTTCTAATGTACTTGTTTCTTTTATCTGATTGTACAATAAAATCCATTTCTTCTTGGTAGTTCATACCGCTTACATATTTACACTCGGTTTTTCCGTGTTTTAATATAAGACAATAAATCTTTAAGTCCGCTAATTGCTTCTTCGTTTGCAATTCTGTTGTTGATACGACTTTGTTGACTGTACCAAATAGTCCTTCTAGCACCAATTTGTGCGTTTTGGAACCGTCTAAAGTACCTGTTAGTCCTATTCTGTATGGGCATTTTTCTAACTTTGATAATATTTTAGTTAATGAAACGGCCTTAAACAAATGTGCTTCGTCACCTATAACCATTTCAAAGTCTTTAAACCATTTCTTTGGCATATTATAGATTGATTGCCAAGTAGATATGATTACAGGTTTATTTGTTTCTTTATCGTGGCCTTGATAAATTCTATGTACATTTCTTTCAGGCGACCAGCCATAATCTTTAAAGTCTTTAAACAATTGTTCAACCAATGATGTGGTTGGTACAATAATTAATATCTTCTTCTTTCGTTCTTTTAACCTAAGAATGTTAAACCTAACAAGAAGATAGACAATAAGAGATTTTCCACTAGCGGTGGGTGAAAGTAATAAACATCTATTTTTTCTAACAGCATATACAAATGCCTCCTTTTGATAATCTCGTACCTTAAAAGGTATCTTTAACGCTTCGATAAATTGGTCAACTTTCTTTTCGTCAACCTTAGTATCTTCTATTTTAGTGCCATCAACAACTTGTACATTGTTGTCTTCACACCATTTTAATATATATGGGTAAAGGCCACAGTAAATTTGACCTGTCTGATAAGAAAATAATCTAATCTTACCGTCCCATTGTCTTGCCCTATATTGAGGCATAAACTTAAAACCAGGTACTTCAAATGTAAAGAATTGACCTAACTCTCTACGAATGTCCTCGTCTGCTTCTATCTTTAAATAGACATCATCTTTCTTTTCAATTATTAGATATCTGGTAAGTACCATTAAAATTCTGCCGATTGGAAATCTGTAGAGGAACCAACTGTTCCCTTTAACATAACATTGAAAGCAATGCTAATTCTGTCTTGGTTAGATGTATTGATAGGAACAAAATGTTGTAACCAAGATGGAAATAAAATCATTCTGTTTGTTATAGAACCTAATTGCCAAACTGTTGCATTACCTTTATGCCATTTTTCAACATCTGGATTTAAAACACCAGCTTGTGGCCTAGGGTCATAGAATTGTAGTGTTGCTACATTATCTGATTGAACATAATAAACACCACTTAGTATGTTATTTGAATGTGTATGAGGTCTATGAAATTCATTTTGTTTTAATATGTTTGACCACATATCCGTTATTTCATATTTTTCATACTTATAACTTTTATCTGCAAATATAAGTTTACTTACTTCTATAATCTTATCTGATAATGCTTTATATTTTTTATTTAAATGTAACTTAGGGTCTGATTGCCAGTTAACTCTTTGTTTTCCTTTTGATGATTTAATAATATCACTCTTCATACTATCAATGTATTCTTCTTCTAATACATCATCTACAATATATGTTTCAGTAGGAAATAATTGTTCTTTTAAAAACTTCATTATATAGCTCCACTAGTAAACTTTCTCCATTCAATGGCGTTTCGAATATTCCAATCTCTACTTTGAATTTGTCTGATTGTTCTATCTAAGTAATCTACGATTGTTGACAGATAGTCAACTTTTTGTTTTGCTTTAATATACTCATCATCTGAATGAATATATTGGTCTACATCATTTCTTAATATCTTTAGGTCAAAAGGTTTAGCTGCATACACTGAAGCATCTGCCTTACCTGTATAAAATTCCCAAAGTTCTTTTTTTGTTTTTGCAAACTCAGCATCAGCCTTAGACAACATTAACTTAAACTTTGTTAAGTGTTTCATATACTTGTTGTGTAACTGAGGAGTTTTTAATGATTCCAAATCTAGTTCGGTATCATTTATTTTAAGGTCTTTTTCCGCTATATCTTGTAACTCTTCTAAAGTCATAATTACTCCATTTCAAACCATAATAATATCACAAAACCTTTAAAATGTAAAGCTTATTTAAGAGGATGTAATAGTTGTTGTTCTAGCATTTACATTAGCAAATTCATATCTTCCATATTGAAAAGTCACCGTTGCTGTTAGATAATCAACATCTGTAGCATTTTGACTATAACTTAAACCTGATAATGATATAGGA